CCCCTCGAACACCCTGGCGATGCCACTCGATCGCCAGCCGAGATCGATGGCCATGTAGGCCCCGTCGCGGGGAAAGGCGACGCGGCCATTGGTGTCGTCGATCTCGATTTCGGCCGTGTCACTCGCGGTGCCGGCCGCGTCGTGGACCCGCAGGCTGAGCAGGATCGGATTGAGCAGGTTGCTGATGTCATGGCCATCGACGAGGACACGGTAGATCGCAAGATCCGCATGCATCTTCAGGTCCAGAGACGGACCACGGCGAGTTCGGCGACCGGCGCCGGCTTCAGAAGCGGTAGCTTCACCAACGTTCCTACGGGCAGAATGGGTCCGAGCGCCGCCAGGCCGGGATTGCTGTCGAGCACCGCTTCGACCAGGCCAGGCATCGGGCGCCGGTATTCGCGCCAGATCAGAAGATCGACCGAGACGCCTTCGCCCGCGACCCGGATGATCCGCATCCCGCTCATTGAATGAGGCTCAGCAGTGCCGCCATATAGCCGTCGGCGCCAGGCGCATCGGCGCGCTTGCAGGAGATCTCAACCTCGATCACCCGGCCGACGCCGTGGGCGTCGAGATAGGTGGATTTTTCGACGACCTGCTCGACCACGAACCACCCCTGCGGAACACCATCGCCCCGCATCAGAACATGCGGAATGCCGGATGCGCGCATGGTGTCGAGCGTCGCAAGCGATGACAGGCCACCGAACTTTTCCGGAAACAGTTTTGCGTCGATCCGGATCGTCTCCGGACCGTCGCCGGTGAACTCGAGCGGCGGTCGCCGGCCAACGACGGACTTCTCGACCCAGGACGCCTGGGTGGTGCGATCGGTCGACTGCGGATTGAAGGGCGTGATTTCGAAGGTGACCGGTCCGAGCGCCATCAGCATCAGGCGATATCTCCGGCCAGATCATAGTCGGAGTAGAGGCCGCGGGCGGCAGCGCGGGTGGGACTGGCGCTGGGGGCGGCCGGCGCAGGCGCAAACGTCGGCGCAACGCTCGGACGCGCCGTGAAGTCGAGCTGCGAGCGAATCCGGCCGATGATGTCCCGGACCTGCCGCTCGGCCTGCATCAACTCCTCGATCAGGTTCTGACGAAACTTTTGTCCCGACTCGCGGCCGGCCTGACCGGCCTCATCGGATCTGACCTTGAGTTCGTCGGTGAGCTTGCGCGTCAGTGGCGACAGGCCAATGATGTCGTTGAAGCCGCCGGGCACGGCCGTGAAACCCGGGCTCCGTTGCATCGGCGCCCCCTTGAGCAGGCCGGAATAGCCGAACGTGTAGTCCGAGACCGGTGCCATGAGTTTTTCGCGCTCGGCGCGCTCGCGACGGACCTCCTCCCAGGAGCGGCCATCCCTGGTCTTCTCCATGATGTCAGGCGTGGTGGCGATCGAGAGCGCACCACCCAGCCATGGGAACAGGCGAAACAACGATCCGGCCTTGCTCGCCGCGCTCGCGGCCACGGCGCCAGCGGTACCGGCAGCCTCTGCAGCTCCACTGCCTCGCAACCACTGCAATCCCTTCTTGCCCAGGAGCCACGATAGATAACCGCCCCCGGCCGCAGCGGTGCCGCCCACGACGGCGCCGACGGCCCCGGCCTTTGTCGGATCGTCGCCAAGCGACTTCGACAGCCTGCCGATTGCGTCCGCGATCGCGTTCAGAACCGATGCCGCCTTCTCGCCATGCGGGCCGCCGATGGTCTGCACGAAATTGACCATCTGCTCCCTGACGCCGGCAAGCGCCACGAACGGGTCCTTGGCGCGCAGCCCTTCCGCGGCCTCCATCCCCTTTGCGTTCTTGAGCCGCTCCATGTCCTTGCGGATCACCTGTTCCTGGATCAGCATCGCGGTGAAGAACTCGCCGACATTGCGGTTGCTGAACATGCGCTGCACTTCGGCGATCAGGTTTTCGCGATTGCCTTCGTCGACCGTCAGGCCCTTCGCTGCCAAGTGCGGTTTGAGATATCTGGTGGCCCATTCAAAGGGATTGGCCACCAGATCGCCTTCGGCGATGACTCGGCCGTCGTCACCAAGAAGCCCGTAGCGGCGCATCACGGCCTTTGCTGTCTTGGTCTGCCGACCTCCTATCAGCGCCGAGAAGGCCGAGGCCTGCGAGGTGCCGAACTGAGCTGCGGTTTCGTGCTGGATCATGGTCGGCACGACGCCAGCCAGATAGTCTTCACTCAGACCGTATTTCGAGGCTTTGGCGCGCGTGAAATAGGTCCGGATATCCTCGCCGCTGATGGTGTTGCCGAACAGCGAGGCACCCTTCACAAACGCATTGAGGATCAACTCGAACTGCTTTGGATCGACCGCCTTGCCGGCGCCCTCAAGGCCCTTGATGACGTTGTCGAGATCGGCCGCAGCCCGATTAAGCCCGCGCAGCGAACTCAGCACCACCAGCGACCGGACGATCGAGGGAAGTGCCGCTTCCGCATGATGGAAGTCGCCGAAGGTGCCAACCGCCGTGCGCAGCCGTTCCATGACGTCGACCTGGCCTACGGACGGAAACTGCTGCGACAGGTTGCGCGAGAGGGCGGCGGCCTGTGCCGTCTCCTGCGGCGTCATGCCGGCGAGCCATTGGCGGGCCTGCTCGCGCGGCAACTCCGCCGTCTTCTCGATCGCCGCCCGGCCGTAGCGCTCAGCCGCATAGGCCGTCACGTAAGGCGCAATCACATGGCGGAACGCTCGGGCCGCACGGCCCATCTGCTCCTGCTCGCGGCCGACGCGCCGCAGGCTCGCCAGCGTACGCCGCTCCCACGCATCCATCGCGGAAGCTGCCGCAGCGAGGTTCGTCCGACCGCCCGTGTTCAGCGTCGCGAGCAGCTCGCGCCAGGACTGCTTGATCCGATCAAGGTCTTTTGCTTTCAGGTTCCGCCGATCAACTTGCTGCGCGAATCCGCGCGACCAGTCCGCCTGAAACCCTTTGCCGGCTGTCGCCGCGGCCTTCCCCACGTTCTGAAGCGATTTGGCCAGGCGATCGGCATCCTTGCCGTCACTGAGGCTTGTGGTGGCCTTGCCCAAGCCGACCAGCGCCTGGGCCGCTTTCTTCGCGGGCGCGCTGACCTCGTCGATAAGCGAGATGATCAGCTGTGAGGTGAGGCTAGGCATCGAGAGATCATGGGATTGCTGTGCCCGGTAATGGCACCCCGGATTTGGCCGAAGGCATATCTTACGCCAGCTTTTTGGCTATAGCGGACGTCGGTAGCAGCGCATTCAGAATGAGACCGACGCGAATGACCCGAAGCAGACTCTAGTAAAATCTGACGCTTAATACCTGTTGGCCATCGCTACTTGCGGCCCCCAGTCATTGACAATCTGAGTGCCGCTGGAATGCCTCATGGTGGCGGATCACCTCCTGGATAATGAAGGCGAGGTATTTTTCGGCAAACTCGGGATCAAGCTGGGCTTCTTTCGCCAAGGCACGCAACCGTCCGACTTGGTAATCCTCCCTAACTGGATCAGCTGGGGGCAAATTATGGTTGGCCTTCAAAGCTCCTACTCGCTGCGTACAACGGAAGCGCTCAGCCAGAATATGGATCATCGCTGCATCGATATTGTCGATGCTTTTACGAAGGTCTTGCAATTCTATTTGCGCGCTTTGATCCTCTGCCATACGGCCTCCTGATTGGTTCTCTGCAGATACCTCGGCGGATCAAAATGAACTAGATGATTTTTGTGAGGAGAACCAGCAGTCCGTTCTTCGCCACGGCCGACATCCCGCGTGAGGAGGGGCCGAGGTCACGTCCGCTGTTGGCACGAAGCGTAAGTGCCGGAACGCACCGGCTATTTCCGGAGCTGGGGGTAGATCGGCTGTGCCACCAGCCTGCCGGCCACGGCGGCCCTTGACCCATCGCCGACATCCGCTTGGAATGTTAAGCATGACCGTCCATCGATACAGTCAGGGGATGAGGGATGCCTTCTTATGTGGTTGGGTTGCACCAGATAACAGACCACTCCAAATTTGAAGAGTACAGGAACGAAATTGGGCCGATGGTGGCAAAATATGGTGGCCGCTATCTGACGCGAGGCGAAAATCTAAGAATGCCCGAGGGCGGATATTGGACACCCGAGCGCGTGGTGGTGATAGAGTTTCCGGATATGGCGGCGATCAACGCTTGGTATTCATCTCCTGAGTACCAGCCCTTGATCGAACTCCGGAAGGCTTGTCAAAGCGTGAACGACATGACGTTCTTTATGGACGGTGGTTGAGCGCAAGCATTAAGGTCGGCTTCTGGCACCAAGCGTAAATGCTAGAACGTACGAGGTATTCCGGAGTTGGGGGTAGACCGGCTGTGCCATCAGCCTGCTGGCCACAGCCGCCCCTGACCCAACGCGGACTTGGCCATGCCGGTGACAACATCGGCAGTTCGTCCGAAGCAGTCGCAGCCGGGCGGTGCTGGCCACATGTGGTGAGCGCCAGGAGGTGCCGCCAGCGCATCAGATTAGGGTAGCCTCGACGAGCGCGTTTTGTGCGTGCATCAGGAATGCCTTGGCGTCAAATGAGACACATGAGTTATGGTTCATCGCATCGGCTGACACCTCTTCTCCTCGAGTGACCGGCGGGCAGGGGATGAACACGCAACCCGCTTTTGCTTGATCGAGCAACCACGCAGTGATCTGGAACGGCAACAGTACCTCCTTCGAACTGCCATTCGGCCAACAGTCTGTGACGATGACGTCTGCACGGCGGAGTGCGTCCATGTCTTCCGTCTGTTCGATGGATGATCGCGGATAGCTTGCTCTTGAGACCCAATATTCGCGTGGGTAGATTTGGACGAGCGATAGCGGCAGAGTTTCGGAAGCTTCCGCCCACGAGTGAATGATATTGGCGGCGGGGGCGACCGCCGCAACAACCAGATTGTCGAGGTTCTTGCGCCGCGCTTTCACGTAGCTGAGATCACCTAGCGTTTCACAAGGGTGGTTTTCGCGGGTCCGTAGGTTCACGATCGGGCAGCTCGCGCGGTCTGCGAGTTCGGTCATCTTTGCAAGGCTGGGCGAGCGGATCGCAATTAGATCGAACCAATTGTCGAGATACTTCGCAAGGTCTTCGATCTCCTCTTTGCCGCCCAATGATGCAGGCACGTGAACGCATGTCGCATTCAGAAGCCTCATGCCTAAATCGAGCGCCGTCGTATTGCGCCAGCCGCTGTCGTCAACGATCAGCGCAATCCGCTTGCCTGTCAGTGTGGGTCGTAAAGTGCCTGCTCGAAATTCGTGTTCCATTTCGACGGCGCGGTCGATGAGCTTGCGCAGGTTCGGCGACGTCAAATCGTTGAGTCGAAGCAGGTCCATCCACGTGGTCTCCGGGGCAGGTTCGCGATCCTGTGTCGGTATGGCCTGAGAGCAGGCTCCCCCGCAACCCGGTTCTGTCTGAGTTGGGTCATGAGCTCAATAGCCGTCAGCAGCAGCCGATCGGCCCCATTGACACGATGGGCGAGCCCAGCGGCCGGTCAGCTGATCGGACCAGGTGGCGATTGAAGCGTCTCTCCGAGAGTCCGTAATTGGCACTTCGCGACAATGCCGGGCCTGCATATACAGCTGTCGCAAACGGAGCGAAGCGGACTCTGGTGAAGGCCGGCTATGCAGCCGGCACGCTCCCGACCGTTCCCCTGATTACAGCCGCGCAGTCGTACCAGGCGATCAGGTCACACCATTCCATCACGAGCAGATTCGGAACCGACGTGTTCAAGACGTGTGCGACGACGGCGGTGTATTCTCGCCACCGGCCTGGGGCGGCTCGTCCGCCGGCCGCAAGATGCGGGGCAAAAAATCCCTGATCACCTCGTTGACCCTTTCCGCGTCATCAGGGTCGAGCGCGTCGATGATTTCGGGCGGGCAATCAAACATCGGCAGGCGCGTGTTTTTCATATCCTCGCCTGATGCCGCCGCGATGAATTCCCCCACTTCCGCCGTCGTCATTCGCCGGACTGTGATCCGGTCATAGGTCTTGCCTCTGTAGCGAAGCGGCCAGTCCAACGGCACCTCGCGGCTCCTGGGTTTGCCCCCGACGAACTGCGGCGGCCCTGGCTTGTCATCGGGCTCGCCGCTTGGGCTTGCCTCGTTACGATCCTTGGTCATGCTTCAATCCCCGATCAGACCGACGCCGGCACGCGCAGGATGGTGTTCTCATCGCTGTTCTGGTCCACCCCGTCGATCCGCACCGTATTGATGAAGAAATCCCAGTAGAACTTCTCGCGGCGATCGAAGTAGAGCTCGTAGTGCGTAACCTCATTGATTGCATAGTCGTTGGCGATCAGGTCGCCGCGCTTGAACTCATCCGGCGCGATCTTACCAAGACGCCCCTCGATGACCGCCTTGCCCTCGATCGCCGTACCGGCGCGTTTGTCGCGAATGACCTGATAGGCCGTGAAGCGTTTCTTGCCCTTGGCGCCGAGACCGAACTGAGACAGCAGGTCCGGGTCCCAACCGACCAGTTTGAAAGTGGGCTCCAGCTTCTTGATGCCGAGCCCGACCTCGATCGCAACGCGGGCGCCGCCGGCATGGTGGTCCTGGAAGATCTCCTCCAAGGTCGGCAGCCGCAGGTTCTGCAGCGTGAGGTGCTTTGACTTCG